ATCCATGACTAAGAAGAATGCACCCAAGCTGACGAATTGCCCAAGCCCGTCATACGAGGAATACCGGCCTGACTTGGCAACCAGGATCGCAACGGCGCGGGCCAGCCGCGATCAGCCACATCTGATGACGATGGCCTCGGCGGTGCCTGCAGACTATTTCGCGCGCTTGGATCGGACCACCAAATGATAGCCGAGACGCTACTGTTTGGCGCTATCGCGTCGCTGCTGGCCGCTTTCATCGCGCTAATTGTCATGCTGGCGATTTCGTTTGCCGCAGAAAACGCTGAGGTAGAGACGCTATGAACACGATGATGGAGACGCTGGGCGCGATCTGCGGGACGATGATTGCTGGCGCGTTACTAATCATGCTAGGCGCATTCCTGATCGGGATCGGCCCGATTGGATGGATTTTTCTGGCGGTGTTGGTTCTGAGTGATTGATTTTCCTGATTAACTTGGCGATAATGGAGGCGCTGGAGTGGCATCCGGCGCGAATCACTCACAAGGTAGTAGAAGTACCATAGCCCGGAATATATTGCGGGTGGATGTAATGGGAATGCTGTGTGAGTGCAAGCGCCTGTTGCCTTCGCCAAAGGCCCACCCGCAATGTGTTACCGGGCTTTTTCGCGTCCAGCCGTGACTATGGCGTGACAGTAGCGGAACCCGGCTGATGTAGAGAATAGGGTAACGGTTGGCGGCAAGTGCTGCCCGGTGCAACTCCGTAATAACCGTGGCCTGCCTTGTTCTAGCGGCTGGGGCGTGCAGCAGAATGCTGTATCGAGCTAGATAACCTGAGAGGAAAGCTCAGGGGTGACAATCCTGTCTCATACTCTGTTTGGGGTAGGGGGCAGCCTTTAGGTGACATTCACTTAAAACCCAGTAGAATACATATGTTGGCCAGAAATGGCCCTAAGTCCGGCTCCGTGAAAGCGTGACCGGCTGGCTGCCTGGAACTAGACAGGCACCTGACATAGCCATCGGATGAACCACTCAAGGCAAGTAACGCCGGGCAGTCGTATCGGGTGGCTATGTGAGGGAATGTGAAGGACGCCAAGACAGCATGACCCGTTCGGCTGAACCGCTAGCCCCATTTCCTCAACCATTTACGGCGCTCGTAATGCTGTGCTAGCCAGCCGGGAAGACCTCCCCGAGCGCCATCCTACCCCTCGGACTGGTAAGCGCCAGTCCTTAACCCCGCTTCGGTGGGGTGTTTTTATAACTGGAGCGTGCAAATGTCGAAGCTGACCACAAAACAGCGCAAGGCCATGCCTGCCAGCGATTACGCGCTATCCGCCCAAAAAGCCTACCCGGTGAAAGGGACTGGCTCCGTAGCAAATGACCGAAAACATGCCGCTAATGCGAAAAGCCGCGCTACCCAGCAATACAACGCCGGGAATTTGACTGCCGGACAGAAAGCAACAGTTGACCGCAAGGCTAATGCTGTGCTTAATAAGGGCAAGAAAAAGTAACGGCGAGAATAATCTTGCCTGTTCTCAACAAGAAGGCAAGATATGCTCATCTCAGCGCCATATGCCTACCTGGCAGCGGCGGGGCTGGATCGACACGCGGTCCGCGTCGCTACTCTAGGCAATAACCCATCCATTGACACCGCGACTCAGCCAGAGGATGTGTGGTCGGGCGCATCGATCGGCATCCTGAATGGGTACGACCACAAGTTCATCCCGAAGCCACAGGCCGCGCTCGCAATGGAAGTGCTGTCAGATAACGCCAATGACACGTCAGCCGGCACCGGCGCCCGCACCGTCATTATCGGCTATCTGAATGCCGATTACGTGTCCAAGACCACTGTCCGCGTGCTGAATGGCGTAACACCGGTGGCGATCACGGAAAACGTGATGCGGGTGAATTCCGTCATCGTCGTGACGGCGGGCACCTATGGCGGCAACAACATCGGCAATATCTCGGTGCGGGCTGCAGGTGGGGCGGGATCGACCTATTCCTATATGCAGGCGGGATATGGGTTGGCGCGCAGCTCCATGTACACAGTGCCGGATGACAACACCTTTGATATTCTGAGTCTGCTGCTGTCCGTGAATCGCACCGATACTCAAGACCGCTGGGGCACCTTCACCCTGTGCGTGCAAAACCAGGCCGGCCGGCTGATTAAGGGTATCGAGCTCTCGGCTAGTACGGTTGTGCCTTATCGCCATGAGGCCGCAGACATCCCGCTAAACGTGGTGGCAGCTAAGACAGATGTCTGGATTCGCTGCGAGGCAGTGAGCCAGAACAGTACAAATGTGACGGCGGGACTATTTGGCGTGCAGCGCCAGGGACTGCCGATCTCCATTATCTAGAGGTAATTCATGCGTGCTCTCGTTTTCGCTATCGCGCTGCTGATCTGCATGCCGGGCCATGCCGCCATCAAGCGCAGCAATGCCGCGCGCCATGCCTTCGTCAAGATGCACGCCTGCCCGAGCACCGGCCAATACCGTCTGCCGTGCCATGGCTACGTGATCGACCACATCAAGCCGCTATGCGCCGGAGGCCCGGATAAGCCATCCAACATGCAATGGCAAAACCTGGCTGACTCGCGCAAGAAGGACAAAACCGAGTGGCGGGAATGTCGGCTGCTAAGGGCAAACGGCAAGTAATAGCGCAAAATGACGATTCAGTAGCATTTGTTGATCGTCGACGAAGCCAAAATAGACGGTTTGTTAGGGGTCTTCGCCAAGGCCGCATGGCATAAAGTTGCGTTCCAACACATATGCAACTGAGTTGCGTTAGAATGCGGGGAAATACAATGGGGAAAACCGCATCATGGCAGCGCGACTAAGGAAGACGCATCAAGACGATGTCCGGGCAAAAATCCAAGCCAGTCAGCTTGTGAATGTATTGCAGAATCATGCGCTTGGTATCTCAGAGGGTGAATTGAGCCAGACTCGGCTGAAGGCTATTGAGATTTTGCTGCGCAAATCGGTGCCTGACCTTAGCGCTGTGACGTTGACCGGCGAGGATGGCGGCCCGGTCCAGGTCGAAAAGATCATCCGCGAAGTCATGGACCCGAAGGCAAAATGAGCGAATTGCGGATCGCTACTCCGCGCTGGGCATTACCACTACTGAATCCATCCCGCTACAAAGGCGCATGGGGCGGACGCGGCTCCGGCAAATCGCATTTCTTTGCGGAAGCCATTGTCGAACGCTGCATCATGGAGAAGACAGATATTGTCTGCGTCCGTGAAGTGCAGCAAACCCTGAGCCAGTCCGTCAAGAAGCTGATTGAGAGCAAGATTGAGGATATGGGGGTCGGGCATCTGTTCGAGATTCAGCGCGATTCGGTGAACGGCAAGAACGGCAGCCAGATTATCTTCCGGGGAATGCAGAACTTCAACGCGGACAATATTAAGTCGCTGGAAGGGTTTGATGTGGCATGGGTGGAGGAAGCGCAGACCCTGAGCCAGCGTAGTCTGGATATGCTGCGCCCAACCATCCGCAAACCCGGTTCTGAGTTGTGGTTTTCGTGGAATCCTAATGAGGAAACTGACCCGGTAGATCAGTTGCTACGCGGGGATAAGCCGCCACCTGGCGCGGTGGTGGTCAAGGTCAATTACCAGGATAACCCGTGGCTGCCTGAAGTCCTGAAAGCCGAACTGGATTATGACCAGGGCCGCGACCCGGACAAGTTCCGCCATATCTGGCTGGGCGAGTATCGGCAGAACAGCGAAGCCCGCGTCTTCCGTAACTGGAAGGTCGAAGAGTTCGAGTTACCCGAAGGCACCGTATTCCGCTTAGGCGCAGATTGGGGCTTCTCGGTCGATCCCTCGGTGCTGATCCGCTCTGCCATTGACGGCAACCGGCTGTACGTCGATTACGAAGCCTATATGGTGGGCTGCGAGATTGTGAACCTGCCTGAGCTATTTATGGGCGTGCCGGAGTCGGAGAAATGGCCGATTACTGCTGATTCGGCCAGGCCGGAAACGATCAGCCACATGCAGAAACACGGCTTCCCGAAGATCCGCGCAGCCATTAAGGGCGCGAAATCGCTGGAAGAGGGTGTAGAATTCCTCAAATCGTTCGATATAATCGTGCATCCGCGCTGCAAACACCTGATTGACGAACTTTCGCTGTATCGCTACAAGGAAGATCCGCTGACTGGTGAGATTCTCCCGATTCTGCAAGACAAGGATAATCACGTGATTGACGCTCTGCGCTATGCCTGCGAAGGGGCACGCCGGGCCAAGAAGCCGCGCGAAGAACAGAAGAAACAACCGAAAATGCCGGCCGGGTTCGGCGGGTGGATGGGATGACCATGGCGGATAATCAATCCGAAGCAGACCGCAAGATTGTCGAAGAGGCGCACGAACGGTTTGACCGCTGCGAAGAGGCAGAAGCCGAATTCCGCAAGCTGTTCCGGGAGGATCTGCGCTTTGCGCACGGCGATTCGGATAATGGCTATCAGTGGCCTACCGAGGTCTGGTCCAATCGCATCCTGGACAAGCGCCCCTGCCTGACCATCAACAAGACGCTGCAGCACAACCGCCAGATTACCAATGGCGCGCGGGAGAACAAGCCCAGCGTGCGGGTGTCGCCGGTAGATGGCGGCGCAGACAAGAAGACGGCCGATATCTTTAACGGCATCATCCGCCATATCGAGGCCAATTCCAGCGCTGATACGGCCTATGACACGGCGGCTGAATTCGCGGTGGATGGGGGCATTGGTTTCTGGCGCGTGGTGACGAACTACGCCTCGGATGAAAGCTTCGAGCAAGAGATTTACATCAAGCGGGTCAAGAACCCACTGATGGTCTACCTGGACCCGGACATTGAAGAGGCGGACGGCTCTGACGCAAAATTCGGCTTTGTCTTTAAGGACATGCTGAAGACAGAATTCGAGTCGCGCTATCCCGATGAAGATGCGATTGGCTGGCCGATGGAAGGCGGCAGCGAATGGTTGAGCAAGGACAAGATTCGCGTTGCCGAATACTTCCACGTAGTCGAAGTCACTGACTGGCTGATTGCCGACGAGCTGGGCCGCACGGTCAAGATGTCGGACATGGAAGGCGCTAACGTGGAGATGGTCAAGGCGCTGCCGGACAGTCGCAAGCGCAAGATTCGCCGTCCCGAGGTCAAGTGGAAGATGATTGCCGGGGACACGATCATTGATCGCGGTGATTGGCTCGGCAAGTACATCCCCATTGTGCGCGTGGTCGGGGAAGAAACCGACATTGACGGCAAGGTCGAGCGCAAGGGCCATACGCGGACGATGAAAGATCCGCAGCGCATGTACAACTACTGGTCGAGCTCGGCCACTGAGCACGTTGCGCTGCAGAACAAGATCCCGTACGTCGGCGCAGCGGAAGCACGCGAAGGCTACGAACAGTATTGGGATAACGCGAATACGGCGAATTTCTCATATCTGCCATATAACCACGTGGACGGGGAAGGCAACCCGGTCCCCGCGCCCAATCGCCAGGCGCCACCGGTGATGGCTCCGGCCTATCTGCAAGGCATGCAGACCGCTGGCGAAGAGCTAAAGATGGCGTCCGGCCAGTATGACGCGTCATTCGGGGCCAATCCGAATTCGCAGTCCGGTCGCGCGCTCAATTCGTTGCAGCGCAAGGGCGATCTGGCAAATTTCCACTTTGTGGACAATCTGGCACGTTCGATCAAATACACCGGGCGCATCCTGATTGACCTGATTCCCAAGATCTACGACACGCCGCGTGTGATTCGGATTCTCGGTGAGGATGGCGAAGAGGACCAAGCTAAGATCGACCCGAACCAGGAAGAGGCGGTGCGCGAGGAGCATAACCCCTCCACTGGCGATATTGAGCGCATCTACAACCCGTCAGTCGGGCGCTATGACGTAACGGTGGCGGTGGGCCCAAGTTATTCCAGCCGTCGTGCCGAAGCCTTCGAGGCTATGACGCAAATGGCGCAGGGAAATCCGCAGTTGCTGCAACAGGCTGGCGATCTGATTATGAAGGCCGCAGACTTTCCGATGGCGGATCAGTTGGCAGATCGCTTGGCCAAGTTCCTGCCGCCTGGCATCCGCGACGACAAGCAATCGCCGGAAATGCAGCAGTTGAAGCAAGAATTGGAGCAGTGCCAAGCCCAATTGCAGACGCTTGGCCAGGAATATAACGATGCCGTCGCCAATCAGGATGGCGAGCGGGAAAAGCGTCTGATCGACCGGTATGGTAAGGAAACGGATCGCCTGAAGTTGCTGTTGCCCGCGCTGGGTCCTGGCTTTGCTCAGGCCCTGGCGGAACAGTTTGGCATTCAGGTCGCGCAATCACCGGATATTTACCCGGGCGATGACATGGAACCCGAGCAGCCGCAAGAACAGATGCCGCAAACGGACGGGCAACTGATGCCTGCAATGCAAGGCCAATAATTAATACGGCTGCCCAGAATGCAAAAATATCAAGACAACGTACAGAATCGCAACGGCGATGCCGTGGTTGGCGCTCATGTGCAGGTGCTGACCTATCCTAGTGGCGCCGCGGCAACGATTTACAGTGACAATGGCATTACGCCTGCCGCCAATCCGTTGAGCACAGATACTAATGGCGCGTTCGCGTTCTATGCGGCGGATGGACGTTACTCATTGATGATTACCGGCAATAGTATCGCGCCGATTACCGTTACTGACATAACGATTGCGGAGGAATTGCTTACACCTCAAGACTTCGGCGCTTTGGGCGATGGCGTGACGGACGACACGGCTGCATGCGCAGCGGTTGTAGCACGCGCGCTGGCGTCTGGCCGGCTGATCCAGTGGGAAGGCGCGTTCCTTACCACCGCCAACATCCCGAATTTCCATGATGTCAGGCATGAAGGGTCAGGCATTATCAAGCGTGGCTCAGATCTGTTTTATGTCTCCCCGAAAGATTCACAGACAAACCGCCTGTATCTAGCGGCTTCCGGTGGCAGTTCTTCGAATGATGGATTGAGCGCATCGCAGCCGTTCAGCACTTTTCAGAATGCATTTGATGCACTGGTAAACCATGGCGATCCCGTTTTGCCTGGTCGCTGGGAAATTGTGTCTGCGGCCGGAACCCACTCCATAACAAGTGGCTCGCACAACCACACCACGCCGAGCAAGAACCGGGTTGTCATTCGCGGCCCAGTTGCGGGCCATCCCAATGTACCGACATGCATTGTCGACGGTGGCGGAAATGGCGCGGCATACACTCATGGTATTAACTGCGACGGCATCGGGGTTCGTGTAGAAGTCAGGGATATTAAGTTCCAGAACTATACAGAGGCCAGCGGTAATACCCGGATCGGCCTGGTTGCTGCGAATGGCGCCGACCTATATACCAATAACGTGCATGGGCTTTCGTGCTCGTGGGCGGCGATCTATGCCAAGGAAACTGAGCAAGCGCGGTTTTCTGGCGGCATTCTGGATGCTAATAATACCGGCGCGTATTGCATCATCAGCGATTCTAGCCATTCCTCGATTGGGTACGGTGCAGCGAGTACATCAGACGGGCCTATCATTAAAAAAGCGGTGTCTGCGGGCGTATATTTCAGCACCGGCTCACAGGGGCATACTGATTACTGCACATTTGAAGATAATGGCGTTGCCTTCCTGGTCGCTGAAAATTCGCGCTGCGATACGGTAGGCAATGATTTCAAGCGAAATACAGTCGCCATTCGTGCTATTACTGGCGGTAAATTTGGCGAAGGCGGCACGCCCAACAATTTTAACAACGGGGGCGCGGATGCCAACACCACAAACGTGGAGTACAAGGCGTATTCCGGAGATATTGCTGAACTGGATGACCAAGGCAGTGGTTCATGGCAGAGGGTTGCTTTCGACCGAGCCAACCATGCTTTGTCCGGCACAACGCCAACCACTCTATCAACGCCATATACGATAGCGGCAAATCGACTAAAGGGCATCGGCAAGGCATGCCGCGTGCATGCGCTTGGCGTATTCACGCAGGCTACGGCAGGCTCCACGATGACGGTTAATTTCGGTGGCATGACATTTACCGTGGCCGTACCTGCGGCAGCGACGAATATAGCGTTTGAAATTGATGTGACGCTGTATGAAGTTGCTGGAGGTTATCGCGCCATTGGCAAGCTGGGGCAGGGGCTTAACGCGCAACGGTTTGGCAATGCAACCGCAGGATTCACTAACACATCCGATCAAGCGATCAGCATCGCGGCCACGCTTGCGAACGCTGGCGACTCAATGAATTTGTATCGGGTCGATGTTTATTTGATTGGTTAGCCGCACCACCCATCACGCCCGCCACTAACAGTCACAAGAACAGGGTTGGCTTGAAGGCTGCGGGCGTCCTGGCGCAATCCGCCGTCGCTGCCTCGTTCACTGGCACGCTGACGGAAACGGTACTGGCGACGATTGCGATTCCGGCCGGGGCGATTGGGGTGAATGGCGGTGCCGGAAACGCAAAATCTGTCATAATATCCGCACTACCCGTACCGGCGCGTATCACCGGGGCTAAATCTCTTTGGTGAAAATCCAATGTCCGATGAAGTAGAAAGCGGCCAGCCGGCAGAGTCTGTAGAGACTCAACAGGTTGAGAATGAGGTCGAACAAAATAGCTCTGAAGCGACCGCAGAGCAGGAGGCGAGTCATCAAACCGATGAGCAGCAGGACGACGGCAGGAAGAAGGAGCCGTGGTTTCAGAAGCGAATCAGCGAGATCACCCGCGAAAAGTATGAGGCACGTAATGCCGCCGAGCAATTGCGCCGAGAGAATGAGCAACTTCGCCAGTCTCTCCAGCAAGACACTCAGCACGATGACGGGCAGCGACCGCAGGACGTGCAAAGGCTCGTCCAAACGGAAGCGCAAAAACTCGTAGAGGCGCAACGCTTTGACGAATCTGTCAGTAAGGTGATTCAGGACGGGGCGAAGGAATTCAAGGATTCCGAGTTCAAGAATGCAGTCTCCAATCTGACGATGGCGGGAATGGACGATAACTTCGTGCGTCTCGCTCTGGATACGGATGCACCGCACAAGGTCATTCACTATCTGGGTCAAGCGGATAACCTGGACGAGGCTACCCGGATT